CGTAGGTCGGGTATGTCTGGGTATGGAACTGGTTCCTGAGTACGTCGCCGTGACGCTCGAGCGGCTGCAAGGTCTGGGGCTTTCTCCTGAGTTGGATGAGTGATAACGCAAGCGAGCATATCGTATATTTAGCGTTAACCTTTGACAAGTAGAAGGGGGATATACGATGGAAGGTCAATTGAGCTTATTTGCAGAAGTTCAAACAGGAAACGTCGTTAAACCAAAGAGATGTCACAATGTTATTTACGAAACAAAGGGCAGAGCAAGGGAATATCGGGAACTGGCTTGCAACTTGTACACCGGTTGCGATCATGGCTGTGTGTATTGCTACGCTCCACAGGTTCTTCAGCGAGATCGGCAGGCGTATCATACCGGTGCCAAGCCTCGCAAGGACATCATTCGTAAGCTCAGGAACGATGCGGCATGGTTCGCGGCGAAAGGGGAGCATCGTCAAATTCTGTTCTGTTTCTCCTGCGACCCCTATCAGCATATTGACGAAGAGTATCAGTTTACCCGTCAAGCTATACAGATATGCCATGAGGCGGGGCTTAATATTTGCACGCTTACCAAGGGCGGCAGCAGGGCTTTGCGAGATATTGATTTGTTCACTCCGCGAGATGCGTTCGCGGTTACGCTCACTACGTTGGATGATGCAGAATCGAAGCAGTGGGAACCAAGAGCGGCCATGCCAGATGATAGAATCAATAGCTTGGCCAGGTTCCATGAGGCTGGTATTCCAACTTGGGTTAGCCTGGAGCCGGTACTCAGCCCTGATACTGTGTTCGAGATTATACGACAGACCAAAGATGTGGTGGATGAATTCAAGGTCGGGATACTCAACTATCATCCGCAGGCCAAGCGAATCGATTGGTCACGTTTCGCCTACGATGTTAGGGAGTTGTTGGAATCGCTTGGTTGCAACTATTATCTCAAGCACGACCTGCGGAAGTATTTACGCTGATTCTATCTCATTACCTGCCGTTGTTTTCGTCGCGGTGACATTGGAGAGATTGGCCGGCATGGGGCTTTCTCCTGAGTTGGTGAGTGATGCTTGACATCTGGGAACGACAGTATGATGTCGACACGACGGAGATTTTGACCAAGGGCATTTACGATGGGTAATCAGCAACGTGAAGTGAACGTACATGATAAACAACTCAAGGCACTAGAGTTGCGCAAGTCTGGCGTATCATACGATGCGATTGCCGGCAAAGTTGGATACCGTAGCAAGCAGGCCGCATTTGCCGGTGTCAAGTCTGCACTCAAGAAGACGCTACAGGAACCCGCCGACGAGGTGCGCAAACTCGAATTAGAACGCCTCGACACTATGACACTGGCGATTGCGAACGATGTCAGGCACGGCAATCTCGGAGCGATTGACCGCAACTTACGGATTATGAAGCGTCGGGCTGAATTGCTGGGCCTCGATGCTCCGACCAAGATCGCCCCCACAGACCCGACAGGAACGAAGGAATATGATAGCTCTACCGATGAGCAGCGAATTGACCGGCTTGGTTCCATTCTTGACGCCGCAAGAGAGCGTCGAGATCGACAAGATTCTGGACGAGATGAGTCCGGAGGCGAAGTGGTATGAATCTCTTGTTGGGCCGGATGAAGTGTCTCCGGTTTCATTCCATATTGGGCAACGGTGGGCATGGGAAGCTACTCAGCGGTGGGTGGCTATGATCGCTGGAACTCAGTCTGGAAAGTCGGCTTTTGGACCATGGTGGTTAAAGCGTGAGATTGAGCGATGCGGACGGGGAGACTATATCGCAGCAACAAGCTCGTATGATTTGTTCAAACTGAAGCTCCTCCCTGCTATGCTCAAAGTGTTTGTGGACATCTTCGGTATAGGCAAGTATTGGGGTGGCGATAGGGTCATTGAGATTTGCGAGGACGCCAAGCCTGGCGGCAAGTTCTACGCAAACACCAGCAAGGACGCTATGTGGGCCAGAATCATCTTGCGTTCGGCGGAATCGGAGGGTGGCTTGGAAGCAGCAACAGCGAAAGCGGCTTGGCTAGACGAAGCTGGGCAGCTGCGTTTCGACGTGCAAGCCTGGCGCGCCATCAAGCGACGGCTGGCATTGAATCAGGGACGGGCGATCATCACTACAACGCTCTACGCACTGGATTGGGTGAAATCCACCTTTCTTGATCCACTTGCAGAAGTCGAGCCCACCTACCACATCACCGACGAACGCGGCGCTGAGATGACGCTGCGGGAGAATGACGACATCGCTCTGATTCAGTTCGATTCCATCGCTAATCCGTCGTATCCGGTGGCTGAGTTCGAGGAAGCGCGGGCCACCATGCCTCCGGACGAGTTCGCCATGTTCTGGCGGGGGCAGGCGACAAAGCTCAGGACAATGATCTTCGACTGTTTTGACCGAGGTATCAACGTGGTGCCGCACTTCGACATCCCGTACAATTGGGTGGGCGCGGTAGGCATCGACCCGGTGGGGGCGCACGTCGCGGCAGTGTGGGGCGCACTCAGTCCGGTTGACGGCAAGTTTCACATCTACCGAGAATACAGGGAACCTTTTGGGAAAACGACTCAGGGGCACGCCGACGCCATTCTCAAGCTAACCAACGAGCGCATTGTGCGTTGGGTAGTGGGGCAACCGGCAGAGCGACAGCCTCGTCTGGACTGGAAGGCGGCCGGCATTGACGGGGACTCGCCACCGTTCTCCGACTTGTGGGTGGGCATCGGGCGGGTGTACTCCATGTTCAAGTCCGGTGACATGGTAATTCACGACAACTGCGAGGGACTGCTGAGCGAGGTCGGTAGCTACCAACGAGAGAAGGACAAGAGGACGGGAGAATTGACGGACAAGATCCGGGAGAAACACAGTTTTGATATCACTGACAGTCTCAGATATTTAATTTCCTGGATAAGCGAGCCCCGTGAACGGGAAGAAGTCGTCTATATGCCTAACAAGTTCGTGCCGTTTCAATAGGGGGTTGAGATGTCAATACGTGACGTAATGGAGAAACTTGTATTCGGGGCAAGGGATTCTGAATTGCAATGTGGGGGCGGGGTAATCGTAGAGCAAAAAAAGGGGGTTGACATGAAAATTGAGATTGGACAAATAACGCATGTGAGTGGGTCGGATTTTGACATTGAATTTTGCATGCCTACCGGTTGCAGCACTCCGGTCGGTACAAAGATTGTGATGGAACGGGATGAGCCTCCGAATACGCATCAGTGCAAGGAAATAAAAGAAAGCAAAATACAGCTTTTTCACAGCTCCCGTTTCGGATGGGGCTTATCACTAAGCGATTCTAAATTTATTGAACACATCGGGTTTTGCCCTGGCTGCGGCATGAAGCTGGAGGACTGACTAATAACATAATCGGGGGCTGGGAGGCAGACAATGCCGGGAATCAAGGAGCGAGTAGGGCGGCTGTTCATGGGCCGCGAGATGGACAACCTTCAGCGGGGCGTCGTCGCGTTGGAGGAAGCATACTTGGCCGGGAAGTATACTATGACCCCCGACGTATTGCTGAAGCGGTTGGAGGAGGCGGACTCGTCATTACTCATTGACCTGGTCACCCGTCTCAGTCGGGACTACACGGGGCTAATCGGCTTCCAACAGGACACGGAGACCATGCGGCAGTACTACGTCAACGAGTGCCGGGCCTTGTGGCGCACGGACGTGGTGTCGCAGTTCGCTGTGTGGCTGTGGACCAACTACGGCTTCGGAGAGGACATTCAGATCATCCCGGAGGACGAGATCGCTCAACCCGTCTGGCAGACGTTCTGGGATCACGAACAGAACGCGCCTGTCTTGGGGGCGGACGGGTTGCACATTCAGTCGGAGAACGTCCTGGTCAACGGGGAGTTCTGGTGGATATTCTACATCGACAAGCTCGGCATCAAGCCACCTGTGGTGAGGACAGTACCCACCGACGAGATGTTAGAGATCATCACCGACCCGGACGACGACGCCACACCGTTATATTATCGGCGTGACTGGGTTCACGGTAATGGTAACTCGGCTACCATGTACTACCCCGACTGGCTGGCTGTACAAGACGAAGATCTCCTACAGCGAGCCAACCTGCCGCCTGACGCAGTGCTGGCTCAAGAACAGAACGAGCAGACGATGGTGTGTGCCATTCACGTCGCTCACAACCGCAAGACCTTCGCTGGCCCGGGACGGCTGCGGGGCTGGCCAATGTATTCGGCCGGAGCCGCGTGGGCTAAGGAACATACGCGCTTTCGAGAGAACCGGGCGTCGGTGACCGCAGCCATCGCCATGCACGTCAACAAGGTCAAGGCCACCGCTGGCTCACGAGCAATAGACAGCATCAAGTCCAACCTGGAGTCAGCACTCACCGGAGGCAGCATTGAGAACAACCCCGCCTCCGCAGCAGGCTCCACCTGGGTAGAGAACCAAGCTCTGGACTTGCAGCGGCTCAGTCAACAGACCGGTGCCAGTGACGCCAAGGCAGACGGGGAGTCACTAATGCAGATGGCAAGTCTGGGCGCGGGAGCGTATAGTCACTATTTTGGAAGTGGGGACGCCTATAGGCTCGCCTCCGCAACCGCCATGGAAACTCCTATGCTTCGCCAATGGTCACGCTACCAGAACTTCTGGGGCGCGCAGTGGCGGAAGATGGTCAAGGTCGTGTTGTGGGCTGCACAGACCTACGGCTACGAAGGCCGGACGCAGATCTTCAGCACCATGAACGCTGATGTCAGCACCGACCGGCTAACAGAGCTAGACCTGAAGGACATCAGCGCATCCATGTCGGCACTGCTGCGGGACGGACTGTTACCGTACGTGCAGTTAGGCGTCATCGGCATGGACACTGCTCACGACATCTTGGCTGCGGTGTGGCAGGCTGCGTTGCAGGCTCTGGGCATCTCGGACGTAATGGAGATCATGCCCAAGAAAGAGCCGGCACCGGAGACACCGACGGTAACAGTATTGCCACCGGCGGAGAAGGAGTTACAGACGGCGTCGGCCCTAGTCGAGTTGATGAAAGGATGGGACAGCCGCATGGAAATGGTAGAGGGTGAGTTGAGAGAGGCGCACGTCGTCGGGGAAGCAGTTGAGATTGTATGTCCCTTCGAGGACTGTCACGGGCCAATATCCTTGCGGTATCCAGGACACCCGCCGAACCTGCTGGTGTGTCAGACTTGTGGTCGCACATGGGACATGAATCAGGAGTAAGAGCACGAGGGATGATTATGGCGGTGCGGCATGAGACATCTTGATTTGGCAGAAATCGCAATGATTGGACTTATACCGATTCCATCGACTGCAGGTATCAGCGATGTGCATATCGGATGGCAGCCGCCTGGCAAAACCGATAAGCGGCTCACGGGTCTGTTCGATTACAGCAATCTTGATTCTCTCGCGGGGCACAGAGTTCGTATATCTCGTTATTCATCCTCGTTTAGTGGCATATTAGAAAGACGTGACTATGGAGTATGTCCGCCGTTTTACAGCATGTATATATCGCTTCCGGAAAATGCCGGAGATGCACTGACTGTCTTTCGGCCTCACGAGGTAGAGAGTATGAGCTTTGGGCCAGGGTCTATTTCCATCTGGCTCAAGGATAGTCGCGGACGTATTGAAACAGAACAATCAGCACGGGAAGGGTTTCTAGAACCAATAAAGCGAACTGTTCTGGGGATTATAACAAGAATCAGGAATAAGACATAGAAGGGGGCGATAATGAACAGGCGCGGATTTATCAAAGCGTGTC